TGCGCTGAAATAGGTAGTGAGTCGCTGACATAGAACCCATTGGCAATAGGTAGCTCAATAACAGGCATTTAAGCCTCCGCGCCAAAGATTGCACTTAACACTTCTAGGTTGTCAGTAGAAGTTTCGTTCTGAATAAACATTTCAACATAATCATTTGTGGACATCTCAATATTTGCATAGGAGCATAGGTTTCTATAATAGCTTGCAGAAGTTGTCGCAGTTACCTTTGTATCCGCCCTAACCACTCCATTTAGGGCTATATAGATAGACATATCCCTATAGGTTCCTGTCGCCACTGTTAGACTTAGTATAGCGTGAATTGTGATCCTTCGGGTATCTGACCCATTGTAAGTGATCCTCCCCGCAGCGTTGCCAGTAAACCCTGACTCATTATCTGAGACAAAGGTTCCTGCTACCAAAACCGGAGTCGCTGTCGACGCTATCACTGTGTCTGTTGTGTTTCCCTGCATTGTAACTTTAGCAAAGGCCACTGATGCCTCGCTTGCCGATACAGTAACGTAATTGCCTGTAGCTGTTAGCGAGATACCAGTGCCAGAGACAAGGCTCGCCACAACAGGATTGGTAGCTGTAGTATTAAGGAGCAGGGGAGTTCCTGTCGCGTCAGCAGTAAAAGTATGTGTTAAGACTATCCCATTGCCTGCCGAAACATTTGCGCTTACTCCAGAACCATTTTCAATATTACGTATCTTATTGACAGATCCGTCAGTATCTAAAACAGGAGCGCCAGTAACCGCGCCCGCTTGGACTATGGTTCCCGTCACACCAAGACCTGAAAGAAAATCAGTGTAAGGTATCTTGAAGTTAGAACCATTTACGACATAATCAAAAAAAGCACCATCCTCGACAGTGCTTTTTGCTATGAATAGGCTTTTCTTTCTGCCCTGAGCCCTATAAGTCATACGGTACTTACCTCTAAGCCTATTGCGCCAGTAGATTCGGCTAGTATTTCCGCCTCTTGGTCTGGGTAGAAGTTCCCACCAAACCCAAAAGACCTATCCTCATTGCCAGAGCCAACAGGGAGAGTGCTTGGATTTAATGTTGCACCCATTTGTTGACCGATAATTCTCATGGTCGAAAGCCCCTCTTTGGCCGCAATTCCTAGCGCCTGAGAAATTACTCCCCCATAGTCAGGGGACACCTCGATAGCCATGTTAGCGATAAGCCCCCTCAAAGCTCCCGTAGGGATTGTTACTATGTCTCCAAGGTCATTGACCTCGGTATAGCCTAACATAATGCCATTAGCGTCAAGCTGTGCCATAAAATTGTTCATTGCAAAGATGAAGTCTTGGTATTCAGATGCCTCAAGCGGAGCTTCAGAAGCCTGTACTAAGATCCTTTGCAGAGATGCCTTTGCTACCTGAGCCACTGTTGCCATTATTCAAAAGTCGCCGGTTTTGCCGGTTTCTTGCCTTTCTTCTTTGCGGTTTCAGCAGCCTTCTTTCCTGCTTTGGTGTATGGGAATTTCTTACCTTTAACCATTGGCATGATGTGACCTCTTTATGCGGAGATTAGAAAAAGGGAGCCGAAGCTCCCCTTGACTATTTTACTATCTTAAGCGCCGTAACCCTGACCCGCGAAGAACGGGTTAAAGCAGGCATAAGCTGGAAGTAAATCAAAACGAATCTTTTGCGTGTTGGCATCTCCATCGGCATACTTAGAGATCCGAATAGACATACCATCGCTAGTTGTAGCAACAGTGTCTGTGGAGTACAGCTTAGGAAGCTTAACTGTGCCTAATCCAAACGCTTGCTTAGTATAGAACAAGTTAGGCTGATAGACAGTGCCTGCCGCGCCGAGGATAGTAACCACCGCATCATTAGCAGGGGCAGCATCAACAGTGTTGTACTGTCCGTTTGCCTCGTAGATAGCCGCTCCAGATACAACAATCTCCGCTGCATTAGTATTGATGGTCACAGTGCTTAGTACAGTGCCGACCCAAGGAACCGGCGCACCAGCCGCATCAAGCAATACCTGACGAGTGCTAATGTTTAGCTGATTCACTCCAGCTATGGTCACCTGGTCTCCTGCTACGATGGTCCCAGTTCCCAAGGCATCAATAGCCAAAGTCTGAGTCATTGTATCCTTAGCCGCCAAGTATGTAGCGTTAGGCGCTGCTGACAATGCGCCAGTTCGGTCAACGGTTGAGCCAGAAGTGTAGCTAGACAGTGAGTTGGTCGATAAAGCCATCATGCCGCCAAAGTTATTGGATATCTGTGCTTTTTCCCATGCTGTTCTAACAAGCCCGTCAGCAGCCGTTAAGCCAGTCTGAGCAGACGCTAATGCAGTAGTGGTAAAAGGTGACATCAAGTAATACTTCTCATCCGACATCGGTACACCGACACCGTCCATCATTGCACCAGCACCAGCAATATCTGACCATGCGTCAACGGCAGTACCGCGAGCGCCATAGCTAAGGCCAGTGTTTGTGCGTATGAATTTAGCGTAATCTAGCTCTAAGTCAGTAACAATACGTCTAGCCATTGGCTCAAGGATTGTATCTAACTGATCTAGTTCTAAAGCCTCTTCAACATTCCCCCACTCTGTAGCAGCGGTGAAGTAGTCTTGAACCGTACCAGTCGCCTTGCCTGCAATGATGTCTGACTTGTCTGATCCAGAGATATCGCCGCCAGATGTGCGGATAGAGTTGTAATCGTGGGGACGTTTAAAGTCCACTGTACTGCCGCTAGAAGGACTGAACTTGCCGCTTAGTAGCTGAGTGTTGGTTGTTTTCGTAACCACACGTGAAGACTCAAATGCGTCCAAAAAGACCCGCGCAACTTTGCGGGTGACGTTTGCTTGTAAATTATTAGCCATGCTAATTTAATCCTATTCAAATGTAGCGCCTGCCGGTCCTCTAGGTTTAGGAGACTTTCCTGCGCTGTGGGGGCTTTCCAGAGGGTCTGGAGCGCCATTTACCTTGGGTTTAAGAGCAGCAGCCTTCTGCTTAATCTGGGTCGCTATCCGTACCGCAGCCTGAGCTGGCGATAGATGGCTTAACTCTTCCAGTTCGATTGGATTCTTAGAGAGATAGGTCGTAATTAATGGGCCTTGCTCATCATCCAGAATAAACTGGACTACATCGTTATTGATGCCAAACTGCGCCACCACATTAGCCGCGACCTGCAACTCTTCTGCCTTAACCCCTAGCCTTTTAGCTGCCTGAGAATAAGACTCAACCCTTTCGTTTAAAGCTTCGTACTGCTTTTTATCTTGCTCATGCTTAAGACTCTGCTGCTGTTGGCTTATCGCCTTCTGCTGTTGGTCATAAGCAAAAGCATTTCGCATGGCCTCATCCCTTTGCGCGTAACTCCTTTTGTACTCCTCGTCAGAAAGTGCATAAGGGTCTGGTGCTTGGGGTATTTGTGGCCTGCCCTGTTTAGGTAGCTTTGCTTGTAGCTCTGTCAGTTGCCTTTGAAGATCTTCTGCTTCTCGCTGAAACTTCCGTTCTTTCTCGTGAGACTTAAAGACCTTCTTGTTAATGGCATCGTCAAAGACACGTTGCTGTTCTACACTAAACTTTACTTTCGCAGTTTCCTGCGACTCCGACGCTGACTCGGCATCTTGATCCTCATCAAGATCTTCGGTCTCTACCTCCTCCTCTTCTAATGAAACGTCTTCATCATCCAATTCGTAGTTGTCTTCCGGTTGCAGCTCGCTCATATCTTGCCCTTGTAGGTAAATGCCACAGATAAGGATGTGTGCCTGTATTAATGCCAATAATACCATATTATGGTCAAAAGCAATACATTGTGGTTAGATTGACCAAATCAACAAAACTGATAAGGAATAGTTATGAATGATTTATATGAATTGTTTGAAACGGACGACCCTTCTCAAATGGCAGATAGACTAATGCAGTTGATAAGAGAGGCGATAGAAGACGAGGGTCACACGGAGGAGACTCTGGAGGTAATCAAGGAGATGATAGACGAGCTGACGGGTTTAGTGGGATAGAGCCCTATCTAAGCAGCCCCAGACATTGACCTTCCGTATATCCCTGATAGCAGGTTTGCACTGTCAGCCTTGGCTGGGTCAAACTCTGCGTTAGTAGAGCGGATGTTCTTAGGGTCGAATATAAGGTAATGAGTTGCAGGTGTGTAAGTTCCATAATCCGCATTATCTGAGAAGTTCTTAATTTTAATGCCGTCAAACCCCTCCTCCTTTGCCTTGGTGGCCCAAGTAGCAAGTTGGCTATCGTCTAAATCTGACATTGTTGCCCCATCGACATCGACCTCAAACAAGTTGCCGCGTATTCTTGCCGAGATTATGTTCTGCCCTCCCCCGTCAATAAGCTCGCCGCTTTGCTCTAACTTTTCCGCTTGAGCCATTAAATCGTGCGATTTATCCCATTCTCCCGCTCTTTCTGCTGCGTTTGAGGCATCTACCAGCCTTTGAACGGGCATATCTTCCGAGGCCATTTTAGCGTAACCAGCAGACACCTCTGGATTATCTGAAAACCAAGTGCCCATCTTTGCGCTTTTAGCCCTTGTAACAGACCCGCCAAACTCTTTGGGATTAAATTCTTCAATATCTGCCGACGTACCTGTATAAACAGTTTCGGGCAAGAAACCACCCTCTTCGGATCTCTGCATCCTTGCCGCTGTTGACGGGTCCAGCCCCCTCAGTGATGACTGGCTTCCTGCTGGGGATATATCTCTTAGAGTAGACCTATTATACTCTGGAGCGGCTTGAATAGACTGCTTGAGAGTCATTCGAGAAGTTGCATCGTCAGCAGGGTCAAAATAGCCTTGGACGGTTCTCTCTCCTCTATCCTTTGCCTCCCAATAACGATGAGAACCGTCCATAATGGTTAGCTTCCCGTCGGCTCCTTTAGATACAAGTATCGGCCCTGAGGTTTGACTTTTGTTTACCCTCAGCGAGTCGCTGATTAAAGGCTTTAAATCATCTATATTAAAGTCTGTTGCGTGCGGGTAAAGATTGCTAGAACCTTCGCCTATATCTCTAAGTGTAGACCTTGCGCCCTTTGCTGCCTTGGATGCAAGCCCGCCCACTATAGGGACCGCCCCCACCATGTTAATTACAGCTCCTAACATATCGCCCTGATTAAAGGATCTACCTGCATCCTCTAGGGCTATAGCGTCTCCTATCACGGGAGCGAAGTCTGCTGCCGTATTAATGCCATCGGCAAGGTTAAGAAGTCCAGTCCTATAGCCTCCTTCCAAGCCTGTCGCGTCTATCCCATCTCTCATTAGATTGCGTAATGTAGACCTAATACCAGTATTGTTGGTTACTGTTGCCTGAAATCTAGGGACTTCAGAGGAAAGGAGTTTTTCTCGCTGTACCTCTCTAGCTAAAGCCCTAAGATCAACGCCCATTGGCTATAGCCTCTAACTCTTGAGGGCTTAAAGATCTAAGCATCTCCCTCATTTGCTCCTCTTCCTTAATTCTCTGCTGCTCTTGCATTTGAGTAATCTTCTGCTGGTTGTTAAGTTCTTCACCAAATGACTTTATGTTGCTCATATCTATCGTGGCCCCAGCCTGCTCTGCCTTGACCTGAGTATTCATTCTGTCGGTCTCAGCCCTGAAGCCGTCTATCTGAGCATCTGATTGGTTGTCAGCCATAAGCATCTGTAGCTTCTGAGCTTCTAACTGTAGCTTTATCCTTTCGTTATTGAGCTTCTCTTGGTCTATCTGAGCCTTGAGCATTTCAGCTTGAGCTTTTAGCTGCTCGGCTTGAGCCATAACCATTGCGGGGTCAGGTGGTTGTTGGCCCTGCATCTGTGCCTGCGCCTGTTCTCTTTCCTGCCGTTCTTCGTCAGTTAATTGAGACTCTGGAATAATGCCAGCAGAAAGCATCTGCTCTCGCTTGCGCTCAGATATCTGCGTAGCAGCAGGGGTAGAGATGTTCTGTAATAACAAGTCACCAGCCATCTGCATTAACGTAGGATCAACTTGCGCGAGCTTGGTAATTGCTTCGACTGTTTCCTGCTGACGGTTCTTAAAACTGGCCCCAGCTTTGCATATAACATCATAGATGCCTTGCGATAAATCATTAAGGGTTACTATTTTCCCTGTCTGCTCATCGATGATCTGATTATTGATGTCAGTCATATTATAAGTGTCGTCTTCTCTTAGCACTCTGACAACTCTCTGAGTATCGTATACTTTAGGGATGGCATCTTTTAACAATCGGCCAGTTGCGCCTATAGCAATCTCCATAGCCCTAGTGTAGTTGTAAGTAGCATTGTCGCCTTTGTTTTGTAGTTGGCGGATAGCCACTCCTGACTGGGCATTAGGATTGTCACCCATGTTGGCCGCGAACATGCCAGAAGAGGCGTTCATCATCCCCTGCATAGCCTGAGCTATAGTTCTTAGCCCGCCGTTAATCTGCGCCCCACCCTGCTGTTGGGGGATACCAGGAGCTTCAGGGTCTTGGTTGTAAAACTGTACGGGATCGGCATTAGTGTTCAGGGTTTGGAGAGTTTTCTCATGCCCTGCCGCTTGACCGGGGGTCATCCAATACTTGGCCCTTGGTGCTAAGGCTCCCTCTTCTATCTCTCTTGATAGCGCATAATTTAGAACCCTTTGAGGGTCCAGTAATTTCTGTACAACGCCGTAATAGATAGTCTTGTTCTCGAATATCTTAAAATTACCATAGACCGGGACAACGGGTATTCTGTTAAAAACAGTCTTCTTAGCCTCTTCTAACCAATCCTTACCATCAAAGTATCTCGAGCAAACGATATGACCCTTTCGCGTTCGTCTTTTAATCTCTGTGACCCCAATCTTTTCAAGGTCATCAACAACAGATTCAAAGTCATCATCGACTTCGTGGACCTGCCCGTTAGACATCATTACCAGCTCTTTATCCTCGCTCTCAAGATACAGAAACTCTCCGACTACAACAGCCTCAGCCTTGTCAAAGTATGCGTCTCCATCTCTGTCCTGAGATACTGATTCTCCAGATCCTTCGGGCCATCTGTTCTCGTACTCATCGGGGGCCATAGGATGCAAAACGAAAGCATAACGAGAGTCTGACTTGTCTTGAAGCTCGGCAGATGAATCAAACCATACCCTGTCGATAGGATTGGCTATCTTCTCAAGCATGAGATCCTGGTCAAATGAGTTGTCATCTGCATACTTCTGGCTAACTCTCCACGCATCAAACCCACTTGTAACCATTCCGCGACAGGCTTGAGCGTATATCTGTTTAGCACTGGATAGGTTTTCTACGTTCCTGATAATGCCGTCATAGGTCATAGCGATATCTTTTGTTGCATCGCCTCCAGAAGGAGAGACTCGTATATCAAAGTCTGCCTGCTCAATCTCTGATGATATTTGAGATACTATTGGGCTAACCTGATCGAAGGTATAGCGGGGCTTGTCTACATTAGAAGTCCACCATTGGGGCTCCCACTGTCCATCCTTCTTATCTACAAAGAGATGAGCTTCTCTGGCATTATCCCTGTTATCGCTTTCAGTTTGTTGGCAAGACGATAATAGATTAACGACACTCTGATGCTCTTCGTACTTATCCTTATAAGATAGATCAGCCCCAGTGTATTCAGCCGACTCGTCTTCAGAGTTCTCGCCTTGCTCATTTTCATACTTAGACATCTCAGCCCCATCCTTTAAATGTGAGTGTAGTAGCAGACTTCAGAACCGCTTTTGGTGAATACATAGCCATCATTAGCGCGTCACCCATGTTCGGAGAGGGTAGCTGGTAAGGTTTTTTAGCCATGTCTATTTTGCTCATTATCTGTATTTTACCATTGTTCCCGCGCTTTTGTGGGATTCGACAAACCTCAGAGCGCAACTGGTCTAATACAGCAATGTCAGATGATAATGAGATCATAAGCTCAGGGTCAATGTACTCGTTGTTAGTCACAGCTCGATAAGTAGCATAGAACCTGTCTCTAAGCCTCCACCAATACTGAGCTCGTTTATTTAAGAAGGTGTCCTTATTAGATTTCGAGTCCTTTCCAGAATAGGGGACGTTAGCATCGTCAGGAGATTCTGAGCCTCTGAACTGGTGCTTCTGCATCTTAGTAGACTCAAGCTCTTGGTCTACTTGCCTCTTTAATGATATGCCTAAGCCGTCACAGTCCCACACAAACCAATCCGCGCCACAGTTTCTAGCCTTGGCTAAGGCCCAGTCCATACCTTGATTGACATCACCTGTCACCATCTCATCAACCTCTAGCACTACCGAACCCTTGCGTAATGCCCAGCCCTTACTATCACCGCCTTCGTCAGACGGATCGTGAGAGGCTATCTTCGCACCGGTTGCTTCAAAGCCCAGCTTGACGTGAGCATCTATAGCTGCATCGAACCACTCTGAAGGGATAATTGAGTCTTCAACATCATCCAGAAATGCTCCCTTCCATATATGAGAGAAAAGAGCGGGAGACATAGACGTTCTGTCGTGCTCCATCTCTTCGAGGAGGACCGTAGGCACAAAGGGATTGTCTTCAATGTTGATGATTATTATTAGGTGTAGGTCGTCTTCGTAGAAGCCGTCTCGAATAAGCTCCTTTTCGTAGGGCTTGATGAACCTTTGACTGAATGCGTCAGCACTAGACCTGGGGTTAGCAGAGAACCATATTTCTGACCCTTCCTCTCTCAGTGTAGGAGTTAAGGCCTTGAGGCTGTCTGCGCTTATTGTCTGTGCTTCCTCGACCCAGAACCGTCGAAAGCCGTGCATCGACTTAACCCCTTCAGGATTTCTAGCCAGCCCCCTGAATTTAAACATTGGGTCATCATTAAAAAGGATCTGGTTGTTCTGCACCTCAAAGCCTTGCAGAGAGAGTCTCTCTATCTCGGACTTAAGCAGAGCATGGACAGAGTCATCAATGGAGTTCTGAAACTCTCGGAAACAAGCCGTCTTTACATTCTTGGTCATTGCATCCATTAAGCACAAGTCAGCAAAGGTCATTGACTTGCCTGATCCCCTCCCACCAATGGCTATCTTAAATCTTTTGGGAGTGTTGATGAACTTGCCCAGCTTCTCAGGCACTTGCATCTTAGGCATTGCCGACAATTTCTACAGTCCACTTCATATCCACATCAACATCAATTGGTTCACCATCTCTACCGCTTATCTCCTTCCTCTTGGTTTCTGTCCATCCTGCTTGGTGAGATAGGTAGAACTTGGCTGCTGTAACATCGCCGTCAAGAGCCTTCTGAGCCAATGATTTAGCGACCTTGGTAATTCCAAGCGCCTTCCCCTTCCTATACGCCTCAGAAAGCTCTGGCTGTCTTTTAAAGGCCGCACGTAACGTATTGGGAGTGCAACCAAAATACATAGCTAGCTGTTTCTGGCTTAATACGTCAGATAGGTCTTTGCACTCTGCAATTTCTTCCCCTGTGAATACTCTTGGGGGTCTGTGAGAAGGATTGGCTACCTTGTCTTCCATATCTCTTAATCCAGCTAATTACTTGTTGACTTGTAGTGATATATTAACATTGATCAGGCTTATTCACTATACTTCGCTTGCCGTCTCCCCTCTTCAGTATTTAGGTTATTCGGCTTTACGGGCTAGATGCCATCATAGTAAGTAGCGGAAGGATCAACCCTTTGCTGTGCCCCTGCAAGACTACCTAGCGCTCTATTGGATTCTTCAGGAGGATTAGGTAGATCACGAACTCCCTCAAAACTCCTGCTAGTAATATCTTGGCTAAACTTCGTGGTTGTAGTCTCCTCTGTGTCCTTCACAGGCTCTACAAGGGTAACGTGGTGAAAGGTAGGTATCATGTCGCGAACTGCCTCTGTTGCGTCCTTGGCTAATACTGTGCGCGTAGTCTCACTCATATCTTGCTTAATACCTGTAACGTTAAACGCTCTTAGCTCGCTCATCTTTATTCCCCTTTATTAATCATTAACTTAAAGACATTATACCATTTATGTATATTTATTATCATAATCACTTGCTACACGTCTTGACGAGGGCTATAGTTCTCCCATTGAACGCAAATACACAACGGGAACAGATTATGAAACTATTAACACGCATTCTAAACGAAATACTTTGTGCTGGGGTTATCGCAGCATTATTTCTCTTCGTACTATTCACATTCTTTGGAGGTCCAATATGAGCGACTCTAACGCCCATAGGAAGGGAAAGCGTAACTTTCAAGCATTCCTACCACCTAACGAAGCAAAAGCCGTAGAGGAGGCTAAGAGGCTCTTACAAGCCAGCACAGACAGAGAGTTGGTGATTAAGCTGATAGAGTTCCTTGAATCTAAGCCCCTTTGATGGGGCTGGTCTTTATTCCCCCGCTAATTCAAAAGGCTGGCCGATGCCAATCATCGCCACCTGTACATTGTAACCACTATCAAACTCTTCACGCTCTAAGTCTGTCTTGCCGCCGTTAGTTGTCATTGAATAGCCCAGCCTGGCGCAGATCATGCCCGCGTAAAATGCTGGCGTTATCTCGAATATCTCCTTCCCTACTTGGATTTTATTCACTTAACACCCCGTTATATCCCATCAATTAATTTATCGTAACTAAAGCCCGTACCTGCTTTGATCTTCTTTAGATTAGCAAATGAGGGATCTCGTTTACCTGATTCGTACTGTGATATATGAGCGCCACTTATGCCGCATCGCCTGCCTAGCTCTACTTGTGTTAGGCCCATCATCTTCCTGATAGATGTTAAATGATTGCAGAAACTCATGCGAAGTGTTCCTTAATGCCTTTTGCTACTTCAGGCAGGAAGTATTGATTAGGGTATTTTTGGAGGCGTTTAGATATCTTTTTAAATGAATAGCCTTCTTTGTCGTTCATTTGTGCGCAACTTGGTGTGGATCTTCGCGTCCAACTGCTTACTAGCATCCCTATATCGTCTTCCTCAGTAATTGGGGGCTCTATCTTTTCGTAATGACTAGCCCCTACTTCGCTAAGAAGCCCCACCTTTCCAACCAAAGCGGAAGAAGTGGCCGTTATTCCTTGATATTTTATCTTGGTAACTACACACGCCCTTCCTAAGCAGCAAAATCCTATAGCTTTATTGCCAAGTTCTTCTTTAGTCTGCCCAATACCTCTGTCTGTAGCCGTCATTAAATCCTCGAGCCAAAGAATTGCTGCTTTAATCTGATCTTCAGTTTTCATAATCTTCCCCTTTGTTAATTAGCATCTAGTAAACCATACATCTACCATTAAGTATAGTATTATATTGCAGACAAAGAAAAGCCCCAAAACAGCAGGGGCGCAAGGGTCACTCTCAAGTAGGTGGCAAGGCTGGCACAACGGGAAGAAGGGGGACAGCCAGCCCTGCCGTAAGTCGTTGTTATTTTTCGTAACCTTTACCTTTAGGCATGATGTTCTCCAATTAGTTAGTCCTTACAATACTCTATGGCCTGCCCTACTGTATACTCTTTCGGCACTTTACATAAATCTACATCTGCTTCCGAATCTGTGAACGAGCCTTCAACGTGAACAGTTCCTTTTGCGTGTGTTGCGCCATCTAATACAGTCAACGCGCTCTGACAGCTTGTGAGGGCGACTAACGATATAAATAATAGTATTTTCACTCTGTTTTCTCCAGTTTCCCATCCCAAAAGGCTTCCCCGCCCCATGTTTGAACTAATTTGTAATAAGTAAGCACTCGCAGCCGTCTAACAGGCTTCAGGAACCACACAGAGAACAACCTTACCAATCTATGCCCGTTGTTCCTCATCCGTCTGTCAGCTCGCTCCTTGTCCTCGTGCGTCTGCCCGTAATAATAGTCAGCATCATGTATCTGGCACATTGGCCGCAAGTCTAAGCCCCATGCTGTTTGAGGCACAGGAAGTCTAGATCCTTTACTGCCGCATGAATTACATATTTCTAATAGCTCATCGAAGTTGATCCGCGCAAATCTGGCATCAGCATCAAGTTTCCCTGCTTCTACCAGCTCAAGCGTTTTAATCAATGATTCTGTTAGAGTTTGCCTCATATCTCGGAGATAACCCAGTAGACTTCTTGTTGGTCGTCTAATGCTGCCTGTACAAGCACTGTAAGCTCGCGCTCAAGGCTTCCTGATACTTTGCCCTTGCCGTCTGACTTCTTAGCCACT